GGCCGCCTGCCCATATTGCTCGTGTAGAGCTTGAGCGAATTTCGGCAGGAAGTCATCAGAGTAGACATTCCCGAGTTCAAGCGCTTTCGACAATTCAGCTGTGGTCATGTTCATGGCCCGTGCTGAGATCTGGAAGGCACCCGGCAACCGCTCGCCTAACTGCCCGCGCAATTCTTCTGCCTGCACCTTGCCCTTGCTCATCATTTGAGATATGGCGCGCATGGCGCCCTCAACTTCCGAACCGCTCATCTGTAGCGCTGCGCCGGCCTCAGCTACTGCCTGCCAAATGTCCCTGGTTTTCTGCCCTTCCAGAATTGTGCCCCTGGAAGCGGCAGCGATCATGGTGTAACCCTTGACCTGAGCCTCAAAAAGCAATCCTAGCCGTTCGGACTCAGCCGCAAGAAATGCTTCTGCGGATCTCGCTTCCTCCATTGATCCTGTGGCACTCTTAAGGGCAGTAGTCAGGCTCTCAGCAGCTACGCCGGTATTGATAATGTCCATGGTGACACCGCGCAGGATTGCCATGGAGCCGATAGCCGCGGTGACCCCGAGCCAGTGAGTTTTGAGTTGGGTAAGAAAGGAGGTCTGTTTCCCGAACTGCAGTTCATTGATTCGGGTAAGTTGGTCGTTCTTGGCCTTTTCCGCCCGAAGGATGTCGTTTGCTGTGGCCTGAGCGCTGTTCTTTATTCGCTCATACGAGTTGGAAATCTTCGCCCGCATGAGGTCCATTTCAGCGGAGGATTTGATGTTTAGGTTTTTAAAGTTCTGTTCGATGTTCAGAGTGGTGGAAGTGGCGTCTTTTAGGAGCTTCTGCTGGCCGCGAACGTACCTGCTCGCGTCTAAATCCAATTCCGCGAAGATCGTACCAATGCTATGCCCTGCGGCCATTCTATTTGGCTCCTATGGCTGATCTCATTGCAGCGAGTGACTGAGTGAGTGCTGGGCGCATGTAGGGCTTGGAGTGCTCGACTATAGCGGCATAATATGCCAAAAATGTTCCACAATAGACCCTCACGTTGCGTTTCCTCATCAATGGCTTCCCGCTTTTCGAATGCTTCTGCACAACCCTGACCGACCGCTTGAGCTGCCCCGCATCCCGCGCCGTCCATGCTTGCCCGGCATAAGGGCCAGTCTTGTAAATAGGTCTTGAAACCGTTCCGACCGGACACTTGCGCGCCGCATTCTCCTTCAAAATTTCAGCCGCCTTGACGAGTCGTTCAATGGACACATTCTCAAACTCCTGGTCTGCAACATTGGGATTCCACCGTTCAACTCGCATGAGGAGAAATCTCCTGGAAATTCGTTCTTGCAAATTCACCATGAAATTTCTTAGCAGCAAGATCATAAGCAACCGCTGCTTTTTCTTCTGAATCGAAACACCCAAGGTATCGACTTTTGCTGTTCAATGATATTCTTGCCTTCCATTTTCTATTATGTTTGTTCCAAGTGACACCCTTAAATTTTGATGCTCCATAGCTTTGTTTTCGATTCATTACGTTCTGAGCTTGCACACATTCCCGTAAATTGTATCTCTGATTGTTGAGACCATTGCCATCTCTGTGATCAACTTCAAATCCATTCCCAGGATCCAAAACAGTACGGTGCATGGAAACTATCCGGCCGTGCCCGCCGTTTCTAGGAAGATGTCTAAGTGCGTACCAATTATGACCATCCCAATGGGCGTACCATCGGTGAGCATTTATTCGCTCGAAATCTTCATCATCGATAAGCGCAACTTTACCCTGTGTGAGTTTAATTTCTCTCATTCCTTCTGCTCCCTCATCCGATCGATCCACCAGAAGCCAAGCCTGCAAACTCGATCAAAGCACCCCTTGTCCGTGATTCCTTCCCGCCGCATTGCCGCCTCTATCGCAAGGTGGTTTAGATCCACCGGCCCGTTGAATCCCATAATGAATTGATACCGGACCCCCATAAAAACCTTCAGTGCGTCTTCATTCTCCGGAAAAGGTTTCACGTAGCACGTCACACATGGCGGGTCCTCTGGTGGTTTCCGGCTTTCATACATCTCCTTGCACTTGCCGCAGATAGGACCGTATTCAATTGCCCACTCTGCGGCCTCGATCAGTTTTTTTCAGACTCCTCCTTCTGCTTCGCTTCAACCCCTTCCAGAAGGCGGATACAGCGGCCGATGAACCGGTCGAATGCCGGAACGCGCATCAGGGCAAGCTTCACGTCCCTGGTGCATTCCAGGACCTTGCCGGAGTTCTTGTCTTTGAAATTTTCCAGGCCGGTGATCGAATAATCCATCGCATCGTCAACGTCAGCCTGCTGCTCGGAGATGGTCTGTTCCTTCAGGTAGGAGATCCGCTCCATGCTCCGCGTTTTCGGGTTATAGACATGCTCGGCAACCCGCTCCCGCTTTGCGCTTCTTTCTCTCCAGAAGGTATCGGTTCGGCGAACTCTGACCCGCGCATCCGTTGCCGGAGGATCAAAAATCCATTCGCCCTTTACCTGGTCGAAATGCGAATCCTGAAACTGAAACCACTCGCCTTCAGTCTGTGCTGAAAGATCGACTTCGAACATAAAACCTCCTTTCTATACGAGAACCATAGCGCCGCCGGAGACCTTTCCATCGAAGGAGCACCGCCCCAAGCCGTTCCGATCACCCTCCAAAGAATGGGACTTCGTGATCAGGATGTGGCCGCCGCTTGCCACAGTGCGGTAGCTTGTCGAGTTGACCCAGAACCGCAGATCCCCGCTGGTGAACTTGGACTTGTTCAGGCAGGCGGAATCGAGAAGCGCCTGGCCGGTGGTGTCCGTCGGATCGTAAAGCACATTGTTGACGGAGATGGTCCCACCGTCGGCGGTTCCGAACTCGAAAACACCAATATCGTCTCCGAACTCGGAAACATCGTGCGTCTTCCTGGCCAAGCCTGAAATAGAGTAAGCGCCCGCCCCCAGAACCTTGTAGGTCCCGATGGTCACCTTCATGAACTGTCCCTTTAAAACCGTCGCTCGATCGCCCATTTCCCGTTACCTCCTAGTTTTTTCCGTTGCTCAATGCGGCCCTTGCCGCGTTTTCCCGCTGCTTCAACTTCATTGCCTTGTAAAGCCTGTACGTTCCATCATTGACGGCCAGTGTCGTCAAATGATTTGATGGAACGCCTGTATCCACAAATATCCGGTATCCGGATCGCTTCAGATCCCAACAAAAGCCAATGTCTTCCCCGATCACTCCACCGACCTTTTCATCCGGATTCGGACGAAACTTGAACCAGGGCGCAGGCATCTTTCGAAACACCGCCATGTCGAACATAAGACACCCGGTTCCCGTTGCATCCACTTCGACCACTTCGCCGTCTTCCCATTTGTCGATGCTCTCGTATCCCGTCAGTGGATCGCCCTGCAGGAGCAGAGGATCAAAAGGAGGATACCGCCGATAGCAGAGAGCGCCCACGATCGGCAGCCGGTGAGACAATAGCCGCGGAACTGTTTCAGGGTGGTAAACCATGTCGCAGTCCATCATCATCAGGTGGCTGCATCCGTTTTCCAGGGCTTTGACCACAAGCTCATTTCTGAGTGCGTCTATCGGTCCGTTCTCTGCCCGGAGAACAATAAACTCCGGTCGTTCCATCATCATGCAGCCGAAGAAGAAATCAGACGGCACCATCGGGAAGGAGAGGGGAAAGCCGAGCGCAAGTTTGAAATTACTGATTCTCATTTTTCTCCGGTTTCCTTGCGATACATCTGCAATCCTTGAATGGTTCGACATCGCTTATTTCGGATTCGATGAAGACAAATCCGGCATCCGCAAAGATCTGCGTCATTCTCTCAATAGAGAAATGACCGGACCAAACAGGGTAATGGTGTTCAGGTCCTGCCGATGGTGCAATAACGCAAAGGAGACCATCCGGATTCAGCTTTTTGTAGATTTCCGCCATGAACCCAGGGATATCCGAAACATGCTCAATGGTTTGTCCGGAGATGATCAGGTCAACCGGCCCGAGCAGGTTCCAAAGCGGAGACCCGATAAGGACATCCACGTTCGCCCCTTTGACGATATCCGCGCCGATGTACCCACCCCTGAAGAGATCCCTGTAAGAGCCGTTGAAATCCTGGCTCCCCATGTCCAGCACAACGGTTTTTTCCAGATCGTATTCCTCAACAAACTCACGCATCAGTTTCATGGAATTATCGTGCATCGCGCTTCCTCGCTTCTGTAAACTCGATTATTTTGGTCCTTACGGCATCGGGTTCCTTTAGTTCCCTTTCCCAGATCACGAGCGTTTCATATCCGAAAGGCTTAAATATATTCGCCCTATCGTCGGGGCTCTCTCCACGATGCCAGTAGTCACCGAACAACTCGATAATCTTCTTTTGGCCGTTACAGTTCACGAAGTCTGGGCATTTGCCGTCTATTACCAGACTGAAATCGCCGACATATTTCCATTGTCCAGGATAGAGATTGTTCAGAAGATCAAGGAGGATGGTTTCAGGCTTATTTGGTTTGCGTTTTGCGGCTTTTGCCATCCTTGTGATCGCCAATTCCCTGAGTTTTGGGTCAGACCATCTTGACTTATGGATGGAAGACATTTTGTTGCGATATTCAGGATCAGCCCAAAGACGGACAGCAACTTTCCTTGAATTGGCTCCAATTTTTACCTTTGCATCATCCGACTGCTTTTTCCCGTACATGACGTTGTTTTCTGGAACTGAAAATCTTTTCTTCGCTGCCCTTTTTATGTTCTCCCTGGCCTCTGCAGAGCGCCTTAAACCTTTCATTGATAAACGCATCTTTGCCTTGGTTTCTTCGCTATGTATCTTTCCTCTATGGCTTTCGCTCAAGCTTCTGCGAATTTCTGGATCTCTCAGTACCTCTCGCATCCGTTCAGAATGGATTCGCCTTTCCTCTTCAGTAAGTCGCCTCCCAAACATCGGGTTCGCAGATCCCTTAAGTCCAGGGATACCCTTTTTCGCTTCACTAATATGTCGCCGATGCTCTTCAGAGAAAACGCGTTTCACTTTATTGCCTCATAAGTACAATGAGTGTGAAGAATCATATTCTCCTCATCCGTCCATTCATCGTGAAGATCAATGATGCTGAAATTCGCCTTCGTTCCATAGAGAGCGCGATATGCGGGGTCAACAAAGTAAAATTTCCACGTGTTTATATTCCATGCTGATTTATGCGTAGGATCCTGCCATGCCCCCCTTCCTTCTTCGCTTGGTGTTCTGTGATAGAAACGTCCTCCGGGTTTCAAAACACGGTGAATTTCATCCATCAACTTAATGACTTCATGTCTTTCGAGATGCTCGATAAAGTCCAAAGCATAGATCATATCGACGGAATTATCTGAGTAAGGAAGGCCCTTGGCGATATCACATACGAGATCAGGATTAACCTCTGATCGATTATCAATGTTCACGGCCCCTTGGATATGTGCATGCTTCAACCCACACCCCAAGTTCAAACAGAGCCCCTTGGGTGCTGGACTTGAATCGATCGCCTGACGGCTCCAGTAATCTGCGCCCCATTTCTCTTCAATATGAGCATCGACTTTTCGGCACACCTCACGGTAATCCAAAACCCCTGAATCCTGCATCTCCTGAAAGGTCCTGCTCCCCTCATGGTGGACATAGCACCCCTGAACAATACCGATCCGGTGACCGGCTGCCCGCGCCCTGAAACAGAAATCAACCTCTTCGCCTGAGCAGGGCCACATGGATTCATCGAATTCGCCGATCTCATCAAAGAGGGATCGCGGAAAGACCATGACGAAGCCGATTATGAAATTGACCTCTACGGCAGGGATCCCAGTCAATGCCTCGGAACGATCTGTTGCCATGTGGTCAAGTTCTTCTCGGCTGTGATATATTTCATCCTGAACCTTTTGGAGCCCTGCGCAATAATTGGTCACTGGGCCGACGATAGAAAATCCGTCATTGATCGCAGAGATTAGCTTTTCCGCCCACCCCGGAGTTACAATTACATCGTTATTCACCAGCGCAATGACGTCGCCCTTTGCCGCCCGGATCCCCTGATTGACGGCCGCGGGAAAGCCTTTGTTTTCGTCGTTCCGGATATGTAGTGTCTCGATAAAACCGGTGAATGGAGGGATATAGGGAGGTTCAGACCCATTATCAACAATGATCAATTCGAAATCCTGCGTATGCTCACGCAGCGCATTGATGCACTCGCTGGTCATTTCGTGCTGATTGAAAACGGGGATGACGATTGAAAGCATGGAACTCCTTTCAGTTCAGGGAGGTCATAACCTCAAAATCAACGGCATAATGCCAAACCTGGACCGTTCCGGCCGGTGTCGTGTGGTCCTCGATCATGAGCGTTGCATTTGTCCGTTTCATCCATACGAGCGTTGAACTGGTGAGCGTCATCGCGCATTCATCATAAAGGGCTATCAGGTCCTCATACATGTCTTCGACTTCGGTGGATCCGGATGCCGCAGAGAATAGGGAAAACTGAATGATTGTGTTTTCGAAATCTTCACTGAAGGTCTTTTCGGGTGAATTGCTCACGATGATATAAACGGCATACGGGTACTCAGCCCCTTCAGGAGCCCGGCCCTTGAACAGTCGATTTCCGATATGAGCGGAAAGAGCGCTGCCGGAAAGTTTAGAGAAGATCGCTGTGGAGAGTTCTTTCAAACCGCCTCCCTCGTCATGATGTCCAGCCATTCATTCCGCTCGCCCGGGTTGGTGATACTCACGATGTTGAAATAGCGAGCCCCGAATTTGATCCTCCAGTCAGGACGGAAAACGCTTCTGTACCTGATCCGGATCCGGTGACTGATAACCATGTCCGTCTGCATCGCCTGAACGAGCTCGCGCCCCATCAAAGGCCAGATAGCCGCAAAAACGGTACATACGGTGCTATACGTCACCGTAAATGAACCCATTCCATCCGGTGCTTTGGTTGGAATTTGGATCGTGATCCGTTTATTTAGGGCACCGATTCGCATTGCTTCAAATACTCCATATACTCTTCGTAAGTTCTTGCGCCTTTCTGAGTGTTGCAGTAGCGGCAAGCTGGGGCTATATTTTCAATGTCATCACTCCCGCCCCTGGATAATGGGATGACGT